CTTGAATAAGGTTGATTTGAATTAAAACCACCATCACCTGAATTTCTTTGAAGTCCTATTCCAGAAAAACCAGAAATTTGATCTTCTAAAGCTTTTACTAATTCAGCATGTCCATCAATTTCAAGAGAATCTGTCTCATCAGTTTGAGTTGTATGATTTGTATACAATTCATTACCAGTTGCAATTGCTACTCCTAATGTTTCGTTTGGAGTACTTAAACCTTTAGCGTAAACTGTTCCGTTTAAAGCAGTTACTGTTTCTACTTTAAAAATTGGATAATTATCAATTCTAGATTTACCAATAAATGTTAATCTAAATGTTGCTGTTGATGAAGGTGAATTAATTTGTGAATATAATACAGCGCCTTCTACTAATTCTACTGCTCCTGTTGAAGCTGTTGCTGGAAATTTAACTAATAATGGTGCTTCAGTTCCATCAGTTCCACCTGTTACAGCGCCAATAGTTCCACCTGCATATACAAAATCTAAATATGTCATCATTCCTAAAGGACCGCTCATTGGAATTACAGGTACTAAATCTAAACCAATAGTCTGTGCTGCTACTTGCAATGCAAGTGGTAGTAAACTATATGCTTTATCACCAGAACCGGTTGTTTGATTAGTAAATGCATGTTGTGAACCTGGATCACCTGGTAAAGTAACTTGACCCATACCTGGTACATTCATACCTGGATTAAGATGTACTGAATTGTTAGCATCTTCATAAAGATTATGATAATGTGCATATTTTGACATCCAACCTAATTTGTTAGCATCTTCAACTCCTGTAGCCTCTTTAATAATAGGCATCCATGTTGCTCTTACTTCTGCTTCGTTTATAAGTATCATTTTATTTTTCTTATTTTTTTCTTTTTGTTTTTAAGTTTAATAAATATTGTTCATTCTTCTTACTGCTGAAATAATACCTTGTGCTTTATCTGTATTAATGACTGATTCTTCTGTTGCAACAGGAGTTTTACTTTCATTAACTTTTTCTAAAACAATTTTTGATTCTCTTAAATCTCTAGTTTGCCAGAAATTATTAATTTGATATTGAGTATTTAAATTTTGGTATTTTGATTCAGCTATAATTTGATTTTTTCTAGTTGAACTTAATTTGTCCCATGACTCACGATATACTGAATCCATGTTTCTAATAAAATCAAAACCATCATCTTTTTTCTCAATAATTAGAGATTCATTGTAAATATTATCAGCTTGTTTTGAATTAAAATATTGTTTACCTTCAAACGCTTTGACTATAACGGTTTGTTTTTCTGCATCAAGTGCATAAAAACCGTCTTGTTTCTCTTTTGATAAGAAATGCATAAAATGCATATTACCTTCTACTGTTTGTTTTTTAGCGGATTCGAGAATTTTTTCTAATTTTTCATTTATTCCTTCTTTATAATTTTTAGGAATTGTATTAATTGTTGTTAAACTTTCTGAAATTGGATCTGTTTTTTGTACAAAAGAATTAAATTTCTTTCCTACAATATCTGAATAATTACCAACTGTTTCAATATTTTCTTTAAGATATTCAGTAAAATTCACATGATTATTAAAACCTTCGCCTAAATAATTAGTATAAATTGCTAAATCGTTTGAACTTTCTCCTAAATATTTAGCATATTCTTTAATTTTATTAGAACCAGTAGCAACATGTTCAATATATTTAATTGCTTTTTCTAATTCTGCACCTTGATATTCACCAAAATTAATACTTTGATTTGTTTTTTCTGCTACATAATTTAAATGTTTAACTACTGTTTCCAAAGTTTCACTTAAATAATTATTAAATTCAATTGATTTATTAGCACCTTCACCAATATGACTTGAATAATTTTTTACGTTATTTAATCCTTCAGTAAGATAATTATTATGGCTTATAAGTTTATATACATTACCGCCAATATAATTCATATATTCGTATAATTGATTTACTTTTTTTGCAATTGCTTCTGAATAATCAATCCCTGATTCTGTTTTTCCTTCTTTAAGACTTACTTTTAAATCTGTAAGTTCTTTTGAAATGTATTTTGACCATTTTTCAAAATCCGGAGTTGAAACGAATTTATTATCTTCCATGTGTTCAAGGTTATTTTCTTTAATGTATCTATCGGTGAAGAAAGTTTCAGGTACTTCGTATACGTTAATATTCTCATCATTAGAAAAACCATATTGCTCATTTACTCTTTTTAACTGTGCATTTTCAAAGCCAGGATCAGCAACTAAATCATATGTGAATAATTTTTTCATTCTAACATGACCATTAGCTTCTACTACGCCTGCTGCTCTTGATGAAATATGAAGAGGAATTCCTCCTTCAGCTAAAGCTTGTGCTTCTTTACCATTAGATGTGTTTAATAATCTAATTCTACCTATTACTTTTTTAGTTTCTTTATTATATTCTAATTTTTCAATAACATGAGATGCTTTTGATAATGAAACTTCAAAATTTTGTGGATGATCTAGTTCACCTAATAAAGTATTATCGTTAATTTTATCTTGTAAAGCTAAAATTTGAGGACAATACTCAGATGCATCATATGTTCTTCCATTTTTATTTTTTATTCCAATTTCGCCAAAAACACCTTCAAAAACATAATCACCATCACTATTTCGTGGTATTTGTATAGCGGGTGCTGCTTCTATAATTAAAAGATATTTTAATTTTTTTGACATATGTATAAATTAATTTTTTTTATATAATTATATATCATCCAAAAAAATAGTTACTTTCGCACAAAATTTTAAAATTCATCACTATCTTCTGATTTATTTGCAGAATCATTCAATTTTTTAAGTTTAATAGCTGAATTCTTTTCTAAATCTTCTGGCGACATTTTTAAAAATCTTTTAATTAAAAAATCTAAATCAAAATAAGGAATATCATTCATTTCTTCATCTGTATCTACTAAACTATCTCTCATATTAGAAATAAATTCTATTCTTTTATCAAAAATTTCTAATTCTTTTAATTCAGCAAACATATTTTCTTCATTATATCTTAAAGCAATACTTGACTGAAATGAACCGTCTTGTTTAAGTTCTGGAAATTTAAGAGCCATTTGTATAAATAATGGTTTAACTAAAATTTCTTGAAAACTTGAACGTAATCTTCTTATAAATTTTGCAAATTTAATTTCTTCTCTTATTAAACCATCTGCTGACATTTCAAAAGTAGAAGGACTTTCTGTATCAAATCTACTAAAAGGAATTTTAGAAGCTAATTTAAGTTTATCTGCAAAATATTTAAGAGCATCAGTATCACTTAAATCAGGACCATCATTAGCTAATGTTTCTATTTCAGGACTATCGCCATCTTTTTGAGGTAACCAATATTCTTTATTAAATTGCATCATTGGTTTTCCATTTACTTTAAGATCAGCAGATTCAAAATCAAAATCTACTACTTCTCTATAATTTTGCATTAATTGTGCAAGTGATTGTTTAGCTCTAGTTTTTGATTTACCACCAACAGGAATTATAAATTTCATTTTAAAAGAAGCATTTGTAACAGCCCAAATAACACGAGTGTGTTCCATTATTCTTAATAAATTAAATGAACGTACTAAACGTTCTACATAACTTACTCTAGATGCTGTTGTAATAGAACCATATGATAAATAAATAATTTGAGAATCAAAAAACATTCGCTCTTTACCAGGAATATCTTTAAATTGATACCAAACTTGTTTATTTGTTTTTTTATCTACACCTGGAACTAATGTTAATGCGTCAAGTTCTTTAAAACCAATAATTTCATCTTGTTTATCATTATAAATTATTTCAAATGAAAGATAACCATCAATTAACCATTTTCTAAAATAATACCAAGCAGATTGATCTTGATTAAAACCAAAATATTGATAAATATTATTGAAAGCTTTACTCATATATTTTTCAACACTTTCAGGAACATCAAGATTTAATAAATCACCATAAGCAAAAAAGTTTTTATTATCATATACAATTGTTTCATCACATAATGTATCAAGAATATCTTCAATCTCATCTTGCATAGCAAACATTCTTAATTGCTCTCTTTTTTCTTTATATTCTCTATCAAAAAATCCTATTTTCTTTTTAAAGGAAATATCACTCATTGATAAAGCTGCGAATGGATACCACAAATCATCATCTGCTACTCCAAAAGGATTAATATTTGTAAAGCCAATTTGATCTTCAATTATACCAATACCTTGTGAATTACGAATAACCATATCATCGTATTTCATTCCAAATGAACTCAAATCTTGTAAAGATTTTGAAATTCTTGTTGGAGCACTAAATGGACCAAAACGTTCTAACCAACCTGCCATAATTATATATTTAAATTTTTATTATTTATTATCTTAAAGTATATATCTTTATCATTAGAATCTTACTATAAAAGTTTTTGAAAATTCTCTGCTTCTAATTCATTCTTTTTAATTCCAACTGCTTTACCCTTAATACCATATTCTTTCATTATTTCATCACCTTTAACAGTAGGTTTAAATTTTAAAAATGCATTTGCTACTTTAATATTCATATCATTCCATTTCGCAAATTTTAATAAATCAAATGATTTTATTTTATTACTTCCAAATTGTGCAATGTTCCATTTATTCTCAACAGCTAAGACTGTTTCTGGTGTCAAACTAAAGAATTCCTTTAAGAATATTATATCACGAACGTCATCTGTACTATACTTATGCTTAGTCAGTTTCTTAATCATGTTGTCATCGTTAAATTTAAGTAACTGAGCTAATAAAATTATCCATTTATTTGAATTTACAAATTCAGTATTAATATTATATCCTGGAAGTATCATTGAAAAGAAACCATATTTTTGTAATAAACTAAGAGGATATTTAGTATCTTTAGCCTTTGCAATAGTTTTCTTAAATTCATTTTGAATTCTTTCAGCAGAAACTCCTGTTAATGTATTATCTTTTAATAATGCTTTGTCAATTGCAATATCAGGTTCAGAATCCGCAGCTCCCGCAAAACGAATAGCTCTCAATTTTCTTAAAGGATCTTCATTAAATCTTTGTTCAGCATCTCCAACTGTTTTAATCTTTTTATTATGTAAATCTGACACTCCACCCACTAAATCTACAATTTCTTGATTATCAATATCGTAAAATAATGCGTTAATAGTTAAATCTCTTCGTAAAACATCTTTATCAATTGTTGTAAATTCTACGCCCCCATCAGGTCTTCTTCCTTTACCTTTATCTTGACGAAATGTTGCAATTTCAAAAGGTTCACCATTAATTATAGCAATTGTTACTCCTAAATCTTTAGACTTACCACCATCTATAGTTTTATATTTACCTGCAATCATCTTTTCAATTTGAGTAGGTGTTGCATCAGTTGCTACATCATAATCATGAGGCTTTTTCCCCAAAATTGCATCACGTACTGCTCCGCCTACTACATATAATTTAAAATGATTTTTTTGAAATAATTTATGAAGTTCTTTAACTTCTTTGGGTAAATTTAATTTAAATTTTTGAGAGGCTTCATTTAATGTACACCACTCTTTATAACTTTTTAATTTCATTTTTTTAATCCTTTATTTATATTTTTAATATTTAAAAAAGTAACTTTTGGCCAAGAATCATACGATAATACAAATTGTTGAGATTTTCTATTAGTTATATATGATCTTATAGAATGATTAAATCCTATTTTATAAAGTACTTTTACAAGAGAACTATAATTTATATTAATTACTTGATATTGTGATTTTGCATTTCCTTTATTTTTTCCGCGGATTGCATTACGAATATTAACAGAATAAGATTCCATTATTTTATCTAATATTTTTAATCTAAGTGTATTAGGTAAAAAATTAAGATTAATACCTATATCATTTCCATGTTCATCTTGACCCATTGAAAGTACTACAGGATTAGCATCCCAATATTTTATATTTTCAATATTTTTTGGCTTAGTATATTTAAACATATAAATTTTACCTCGTTTAAATTTTTCATTAGTTTTAACAAGAGTTGTATTTTTTGAATCTTGTTTAGCTTTTACATACCAATCACGCGCATTTATTATTGCTTTACCTTCACCACCAGCTTCTTGAATATCTTTTCTTATAAGTGTTTTTAATAAACTCATGATTTTAAGAATTTTTCAGTTATAAATATAAATTCCCAACCTCTTTCTTTAGCATATTTTGTTGCAGCTTTAGATTTATAAAAATTCTTAATATATGTATCAACTTTATATTTATAACTTTTTACAGATTTTACTGTTTTACGTTTTGGCATTACTGGTCTTAAAGTTTCTTTAAATGGTTTAACTTCAACTAAAAAATATTTAACACCTGAAGATTTTTGTACTTTTATTAAAAAATCTGGAAAATAAGTATGATATTTTTCATCTTTAGGATTATAATAACGAATTTGAATAGATTCTGAAGTCCATTGAATAATACTCTCATTATTATCACAATACATACAAAATTTAGTTTCCCAACTACTTCTACAAATAATTGGATATGGTCCAACGTATTTAATTGGATTTATTGGATAATAATAATTTTGTTTATATTTAGATTTTTTAGATGGTTTATTACTTTTTATATTCATATTCTATATATCTAAATAAATTATTAGATAGAATATAATATTATATAAGTTGATAACTTATTCCAACCTTCTGTGATATTAAATAGAATATACACCATCTGATGAATCAGAACCATAACCTGTACTATCTAAGCTAATTGTGCCTGCATACTTTTTTGGATAGAGTTTATTCCAACCTTTTGCCGCACCTTTTTTTGCGATTTCTGTATAATATGCAAAAGCGTTTTTATAAATAGGATTAAAACCTGCCCAATATTTTAAAAGATCTAATTTAGCAGAAGATGCACAATCTTCTTTATCTGCAATTTTAATATATGGCAATTTTCTAGAAACACCATCAGCAATAAGCATAAGAAGAATTAAGGCGCGAGGTGTTAATTTACCTTGAGCCTTTGATAAAACAATTTCGCCATAAAGTTCCTTGTTATTAACAGGAATATCCTTCTTTTTTCTTTTCTTTGGTATTTTCTTTGTTGTTGGTTTTTTACTATCTCCTTTTTTCGTAGAAATTAATTTAACTTGTTTATTATCAATTATTTGTTTTTTATCCATAATGAAGTATTAGTTTTTTTAATACAAAAATTATACTCCAATTTCCGTAATAGTTTCAGATTACACTACATAAAAATGCCGACTTAAGTCGGCATTTAAATAATTAAATATTATTAAATAATTTATATTAAAGTTATTTCATTTTCTTTAAAATTACGAGTTGTACCATCATCAAACATTACAGTGTATTCATCATTACTATCAGACCAACTTTGTAATGTACCTATACTACCATCTTCACATTCTACTTTTTCACCAGGAGTAATATGACTTTCATCAATTACTTGAATATCTTCAGATTTAATTAATTTAACAGTGCCATCTGCGTAAGATACTAAATAAGTTCCTTCATCATCAGAATAACTGTTTATAGAACCACCATCTTTAGTTTTCA